CCTATATATCCTACTGGTTCTCACTATGTCTACCTGCAGTGGTCCAAGATTGATGTTGGGAAACCAGACTTTAGGGAAGCAAACAGATTATTCTTTATCTTTTGGGAAGCTTGCAAGGCAGATACAAGATGTTACGGGATGTGCTACCTTAAGAACAGACGTTCTGGGTTTTCCTTTATGGCATCAGGAGAGGTTGTTAATTTGGCAACCATATCAAGTGACTCTAGATATGGTATATTATCCAAGTCTGGGCCGGATGCTAAAACCATGTTCACAGATAAGGTGGTACCCATATCGGTTAATTACCCCTTCTTTTTCAAACCGATTCAGGACGGTATGGACAGACCAAAGACCGAGTTGGCGTACCGAGTACCAGCCAGTAAATTCACGAGGCGTAAGATCCTCGCAAACGAACCACAGGAACAGTTACAGGGATTGGACACCACCATCGACTGGAAGAACACAGGTGATAACTCCTACGACGGTGAGAAACTCAAACTCCTCGTACATGACGAATCGGGTAAATGGGAAAGGCCGAACAACATCCTCAACAACTGGCGTGTTACAAAAACAACATTAAGATTAGGTAGTAGAGTTATAGGTAAATGCATGATGGGATCTACGAGCAACGCTCTAGACAAAGGTGGTGATAATTTTAAAAAACTATATTATGACTCAGATGTTACAAAAAGAAACGCCAATGGACAGACTCGCTCAGGACTATATAGTTTGTTCATACCTATGGAATGGAACTACGAGGGATACATCGATTCTTATGGCGTACCTATATTCGAAACACCAAAAGATGAAAAATACGGGCCACACGGTACTAAAATAGATCAAGGTGTTATAGAGTATTGGCAAAACGAAGTTGATGGTTTAAAGCAAGATCAAGATGCTTTAAATGAGTTTTACAGACAGTTTCCAAGAACAGAACAACACGCTTTTAGAGATGAGGCAAAAGCATCACTTTTTAATCTAACAAAAATATATGAGCAAGTAGATTTTAATGAAGATGTTAAAAATAACAAGTCTATAACTATAGGTAATTTCGCTTGGTTAAATGGACAAAAAGATACGCAAGTTGTATTTTACCCAAATAAAGATGGTAGGTTTCATATATCATGGATACCTCCTAGATATTTACAAAATAAAGTAATATTAAAAAGGGGTTATAAATATCCTGGTAATGAGCATGTTGGTGCGTTTGGTTGCGACAGCTACGATATATCAGGTACAGTAGACGGTAAAGGATCTAATGGATCTTTACATGGTTTAACTAAATTTAGTATGGAAGACGCACCTACTAATTGTTTCTTTTTAGAATATATAGCTAGACCACAGACTGCTGAGATATTTTTTGAAGACGTACTTATGGCTTGTGTTTTTTATGGCATGCCATTACTTGCTGAAAATAATAAACCTAGACTTTTGTATCATTTTAAAAGAAGAGGTTATAGAGGATTTTCTATGAATAGACCTGATAAATTAAAATTATCTTTAACAGAAAGAGAGATAGGTGGTATACCAAATTCTAGTGAAGATATGAAGCAAGCACACGCTGCGGCTATAGAGACATATATAGAAAACAATGTAGGTTTAACACCTAATGGATATGGAAACATGTATTTCCAAAGAACATTAAACGACTGGGCTAAATTTAATATTAATAACAGAACAAAGCATGACGCTTCTATTAGTTCTGGTTTAGCTTTGATGGCTTGTAATAAAAATAGATATAGACCATCACCTGAAAAAACTTTAAAATCTGTTAATTTAGGTATTAAAAAATACAACAATAAAGGAGAGATTTCAAAAATAATACAATAGATGAATATATATACAAATCCAAATAGCTCCTTTCCTAGTCAGGTAGTACCAGACGAAGAAAAGAACAGTTGGGAATATGGCCTGAAAGTTGCTCAAGCTATTGAAGGCGAGTGGTTTCGTGGAGATAGAGGCTTAGGCAATGGTGGTAGATTTGGTAATAACTGGCAATGGTTTCATGATTTAAGATTATATGCTAGAGGTGAACAATCTGTACAAAAATATAAAGATGAGTTGTCAATAAACGGTGACTTAAGCTATTTAAATTTAGACTGGAAACCTGTTCCTATTATACCTAAGTTTGTAGATATTATAGTTAATGGTATGGCTCAAAGAGTTTATGATATAAAAGCATATGCTCAAGATCCAGAATCTGTGCAAGAAAGAACTAAGTATGCAGAAGCTATAATGCGTGATATGTACGGTAAAGACTTGTTGATGGAAACACAGGAGAAAACAGGTATGAACTTTTTTAATGTTGCAGATCCTGACGCTTTACCTGGTTCACAAGAAGAATTAGATTTACATATGCAGCTTAATTATAAGCAAGCTGTAGAAATAGCTGAGGAAGAGTTAATATCAAATGTATTTGCTAAAAACAAATATGATTTAATAAGACGTAGAGTTTTAAATGATTTAGTTACAATAGGTATAGGTGCTTCTAAAACTGAGTTTAATAAATCTAATGGTATACAAGTTGAATATGTAGACCCTGCAAACATGGTTTACTCTTACACAGAAGATCCTAATTTTCAAGACATATACTATGTTGGTGAAGTAAAAGCAATTACATTAGAAGATTGTAAGAAATTGTTTCCTTGGTTAACGCCATCTGATTTAAAAGAAATTGAAAAATACCCAGGTAATGCTAATTACCAAAGAAGGTATTATGGTCAAGATGATCAGTATAATACTGTTAATGTTATATTTTTTGAATATAAAACATATCAAAACCAAGTATTTAAAATTAAACAAACTGATCAAGGGTTAGAAAAAGCTTTAGAAAAAACAGACGAATTTAATCCGCCAGAAAGTGATAACTTTGACAGAGCTCATAGAGCTATAGAAGTTTTATATAGTGGTGCTAAAATACTAGGTCACGAAAAAATGTTAAGATGGGAGCTAGCTAAAAATATGACTAGACCTAATTCTAATTTAACTAAGGTTAATATGAATTATACTATATGTGCTCCTAAAATGTATAAAGGTAGAATAGAATCTACAGTAAGCAGAATTACAGGTTTTGCTGACATGATACAAATAACACATTTAAAACTACAACAAGTGTTAGCTCGTATGGTTCCGGATGGTGTATTTGTAGATGTAGATGGCTTAGCAGAGGTTGATCTAGGTAATGGTACAAATTATAATCCTCAAGAAGCTTTGAATATGTACTTCCAAACTGGTAGTATTGTTGGTAGAAGTTTAACACAAGAAGGTGATCCTAACAGGGGTAAAGTACCTATACAAGAATTACAAACAAGTAGTGGTAATGCTAAGATAGGTAGTTTAATTCAAACGTATCAATATTATTTACAAATGATACGTGATGTGACCGGATTAAACGAAGCAAGAGACGGTAGTCAACCTGAAAAATATTCTCTTGTTGGTTTACAGAAATTAGCTGCGGCAAACAGTAATACAGCTACAAGACATATTTTACAAGCAAGTTTATTTTTAACATTAAGATGTGCAGAAAATATAGCGCTTAGAGCTGCTGACGCAATACAATTTCCGTTAACTAGACAAGCATTGATAGATTCTTTATCAAGATATAACACTGGTACTCTTGATGAATTAATTGACAAACAGCTTCAAGAGTTTGGTATTTTCTTAGCATTAGAACCAGACGAAGAAGAAAAAGCACAATTAGAGCAAAACATACAAGTTGCTTTGCAAGCTCAATTAATTAGATTATCTGATGCTATTGATATTAGACAGGTAACTAATTTAAAGCTAGCTAATGCTATGCTTAAGTTAAGTCAGAAAAAGAAAGCTGAAGCTGATCAAGCTGCAGCACAGCAAAACATGCAGGTTCAAGCTCAAGCAAACGCTCAAGCTTCAGAACAAGCATCGTTAGCAGAAATGCAAAAACAAGAAGCTTTAACTCAATCTAAAGTTCAAATAGAACAAGCTAAGTCTCAGTTTGAAATACAACGTATGCAGACAGAAGCTAATATTAAAAGAGAGTTAATGGCTCAGGAGTTTGAGTATCAAATGAAACTAGCAGAAGCTAGAATTAAAGCTGAATCTTTTAGAGAAAAAGAAATAGAAGATAGGAAAGATAAAAGAACTAGAATATCTGGTACACAACAATCACAATTAATTGATCAGCGTAACAACGATACTTTACCTAAAGATTTTGAAAATCAAGGTATAGAAACAACGGGTGGTAATTTAAATACACCGGTTTAATTATTTAATTATATTATATATGGAAAAAGAAGTAAAACAAGAAGGTGAGTTTAGTTTAAAAAATAAAAAAACTAAACCAAAACAACTGGGCAAAAAAGATAATGCGCCTGTAAAAGTAGATCTTACTAAAAAAGAAGAACCTACTGATCAAGGAGCTGTTATCCCAGAAGTAACTAAGGTAGAAATTAAAACAGAAGACAATGCCGTTTCAGAGCAAAAAGCAGGAGAACTGGTTGATGATAAACAAACCGGAGATATACCTAAAGTGGAAGAACAAGTACAAGAGCCCAACTCGGATGTTGAGCTTCCAATCGAGCAAGTCTCAGACGAAGAGCTAGAAACTGAAGTAAATAAAGTAGAGCAACAAGTAAAAGAGGCTAAAAGAGATGAGCAAATAACTGGTAAACCTTTACCTGAAAATATAGAAAAACTAGTTTCTTTCATGGAAGAGACTGGTGGTGATATACAAGACTATGTTAGATTGAATTATGATTATTCTAATGTAGATAACAATACTCTGCTAAAAGAGTATTATAAAAGAACACGTCCTCACTTAGCTGATGACGAAGTCAGTTTTCTTTTAAATGATAATTTTTCTTACGACGAAGAAGTTGATGAAGAAAATATTGTTAAGAAAAAGAAAATTGCATATAAAGAAGAGGTTGCAAAAGCCAAAAACTTTTTAGAAGATGCTAAAAGTAAATATTATCAGGAAATTAAGTTAAGACCTGGTGTTACTCAAGATCAACAAAAAGCTATGGATTTTTTCAACCGCTACAATGAGCGTCAAGATGTAGCCAAACAACAGCATCAGGATTTCGTATCAAAAACAAAAGAAATTTTCAACGATGAATTTAAAGGTTTTAATTTCAAGCTTGGAGATAAAACGTTTAGATATAAAGTTAAAAATCCTAATGCCATTGCAGATAGACAATCTGATGTTAACAACACTATAGGGAAGTTCCTTGATGGTGATGGTAACGTGGTAGATGTCAGTGGCTATCATAAGGCTATATATGCTGCAGAAAACGCAGATACTTTAGCACAACATTTTTATGAGCAAGGCAAAGCCGATGCTATTAAAGATGTAATGGCTAAGTCTAAGAACATAGATGACACACCTAGAAAAACTTCTAGTGGTGAAGTATTTGTTCAAGGAATAAAAGTAAAAGCGTTGAGCGGTGTTGACTCTAATAGATTAAAGATCAAAAAGATCAAACTTTAACTTTTAAAAATTAATAATAATGGCAAATTTAGTAAGTCCTTTGTTTGGGTCTATTATACCCTCACAAAAACAGGAAGTTCTGCAAAGTAACTATTTACAGTTTACTGATAAAGCAGGCGACAATTTCTCTGATTTTGCACAGCAGTATCTACCAGAAATCTACGAACAAGAAGTAGAAAGATATGGAAACAGAACTTTATCTGGATTCCTAAGAATGGTCGGTGCTGAGATGCCGATGACGAGTGACCAAGTAATCTGGTCTGAACAAAATAGATTACACATTGCATATGAAGGTTGTACAACAGGTGGTGCTGGTACTAAGACTATTGATATTCCAGTAACTGCTGCAGGTGTTGTACCAGCGGTTGTTAACGTAATTTCAGTTGGACAAACAATCGTAGCAATGGATGACGTAGGAGCAGAAGTAAAAGGTATTGTTAGTGCAAGTAACACTAACGGTACAATTACAGTTGAGCCTTACGACGCAGTAGATCTTAACGCGCTTAACGCGGCTGGAGGTGCTGTAAAAATCTTTGTATATGGTTCTGAATATGGAAAAGGATCTTCAACTCCAAATGCAGTTATTGGTGCAGGTGGAGCTATCGACGGTGTATTAAGCATCGAGCCTTCTTTTACACAATTCTCTAACTCACCTATCATCATTAGAAGCAAGTACACTGTAAATGGTTCTGATATGGCACAAATCGGTTGGGTAGAAGTTGCTACTGAAGACGGTACTGGAGGTTTCTTATGGTATTTAAAATCAGAGTCTGAAACAAGATTAAGATTTGAAGATTACTTAGAAATGGTATGTGTTGAAGGCCAAAAAGCTAGCGCTGATGTTGGTGCTGGTGTTCCTTCTGCTGCATCTGCTGCAGGTTATAAAGGTACTCAAGGTTTATTTGATGCTATCCAAGAAAGAGGTAATGTTGAAGTAGCATTTAATACTAATGCACCTATCACTCAGTTAGAAGCTTTTGATTCTATTCTTAGAAACTTAGATACTCAGGGAGCTATTGAAGAGAACATGCTTTTCTTAAATAGAGAAACTGCTCTAAGTTTTGATGACATGCTTGCTGGTATTTCAGCTGGTGGTGCTGGTGGTACTGCTTATGGATTATTTGAAAACTCTGAGCAAATGGCTTTAAACTTAGGTTTTAGCGGTTTCCGAAGAGGTTCTTATGATTTCTATAAAACTGACTGGAAATATTTAAATGACGCTTCTACAAGAGGTGCTATTGAAAATTTAGCTGGTACAGGTTATGGCGTAAGCTCGATCGATGGTGTATTAATTCCTGCTGGAACTTCTACAGTTTATGATCAAATCTTAGGTACAAACATTAGACGACCATTCCTTCACGTACGTTATAGAGCTTCTCAAGGAGATGACAGACGTATGAAGTCTTGGTTAACTGGTTCTGCTGGTGGTGCGTTCACATCTGATCTTGATGCAATGGAAGTAAACTTCCTATCAGAAAGATGTTTATGTGTACAAGCTGCTAACAATTTCGTATTGTTTGACGGAGCTTAATATTCATTAAAGGTAACGGGCGCTTCGGCGCCCAGAACCTTTATTAACTATTTAATTATATTATATTATGGGAAAAGTAAAAGAAAAAATATCTACCAAACTAGAGGATAGTTGGGAGATTAAAGACAGATATTATTACACTTTAGGTAATAAACAACCTCTAACAATGAGGATACCATCACAGCATAGTAGAAAATATCCTTTACTATGGTTTGATGAAGACAAAGGTATACAAAGAGAATTAAGATACGCTACAAATATGAATTCTTGTTTTAAAGATGAGCAAGAGGGTGAAGCAACCATGGGTCATATAGTATTTAAAGATGGTAGTCTCTTTGTACCGAAAAGATACCAAGCTTTACAAAAACTGTTATCACTGTATCACCCGTTAAAAGGAAAAAGATATGGAGAAACTGATGATGTTGCTGAAGCAAGTGATCAGTTAGATTTTATGCAGTTGGAAATAGAAGCTTTAAATGCTGCCGCTAATATGGATATTGATATGGCTGAAGCTATATTAAGAACAGAAAAAGGAACGTCAGTTAGCAAGTTAACATCTAAAGAATTAAAAAGAGATTTACTTCTTTTTGCTAAAAGAAACCCAGGTTTGTTTTTAGATTTAGTTGAAGATGATAATGTTCCATTAAGAAATTTTGCTATTAAAGCTGTAGAAGCTAGAATAATTAAATTAGCAGATGATCAAAGAACATTTAAATGGGCTAGTAATGGTGCTAAACTTATGACTGTGCCATTTGATGAACATCCATTTTCAGCTATGGCTGCATTTTTCAAGACAGACGAAGGACTAGAAGTTTATAAGTCTATCGAGAAAAAACTAAAATAACATGTAATTATTGATATAAGGCTCGTTCACTCGGGCCTTATATTAAAATAAAAATAAATATGGCAATAAATGTAAACACAGTATATCAAACTGTGTTGTCTATATTAAACAAAGAGCAAAGAGGTTTACTTACACCTGAAGAGTTTAACAATATAGGAACACAAGTACAGCTAGAAATATACGACTCTTATTTTCCTGATGGTGATCAAGCTAATAGAAAAAACCAAGCTAATCAACAAAATGATACAGAGTGGTTTAATTCATTTGATAACATAGAGTATAAGATAGAACCTTTTATTGTTAATGAATCATGGGTACCTGTAACACTCCCAGGTTCAACAGCGTGGTCACTACCTACAACTAATTTAGGTGGTAGAGCAGTAAGACACGTTGGTAACGTTTCAGTTAACTATAACAACATTAACTCACCATACGTGCAAGATTCTAGGTGTGACAAAATAAGTTATAAAGATTATCAATATATAACTAAATCTCCACTAACACAACCTGATCAACACAATCCCGTTTATTATTTTTCGTCTACACAGAACAACATAGATAATAACTTAGTTAATCCTGTTGTAAATATATTTCCATACCCGTCTACTGTACAGGCCGAAGTTTTATTAGGCCCTAAAAATGTATTATGGAATTATACAATTGGAACATTAGGTCAGTATGAATATGCTGCTAATGGTAGTATTGATTTTGACTTAAGTACTTCTGAACAAAACGAAGTAATACTTAGAATATTAGCATATGCTGGTATTGTAATAAAAGATCCTCAAATTATTCAAGCTGCTTCACAACAAATAGCTGCTGAAACAGCAAATGAAAAAGCATAATTATGGCATTAACAGAAAACAACAGACAATATTACGAGGGTGCTCAAACCTTTAGAGGTGACGGAGTTAACACATCTTTTACAGCCACTTTTGATACTGGTTTAGTATATTATAGCTTAGATCCTACTAACAATAATTATGCGTTAAACAACTTTAAGGTTTATGTAAGTCCTAGTGGTTTAAGTGGTACTTATGTAGAACAAACTAATGTAGAAATTGCTAGCGTAATAAATAATGTTATTGAATTTGCAGCTGCTCCAGCTGATGGTAATTATGTTGTAATACAACTTAAAACTTTAGATGGTGGTAAATACGGTAACAATGTTAGTGACAAAGCGTATGGTAATACTGTAGAAAATAATTATGGTGAATATCAATACATAAGTCTACAAGATGCAATACAAAACTTTATGGTTGGTTATGTAGGCGATGGTAAGTTAATACAAAAAGTAAAAAAATCTGATGTAATATTTTTTGCTAAACGAGCTTTACAAGAGTTTAGCTATGATACATTAAGAAGTATAAAATCAATGGAGCTAACTGTTCCAAATAGTGCTAGTATAATTTTACCTCAAGATTACGTAAACTATGTCAATGTAGCATGGTATGATAATGCTGGTATAAAACACCCTATATTCCCTGTAAATAATTTAACTATAAACCCTTACGAGTTACCATTACAAGATAATGCTGGTGTACCAATTCAAGATATTTACAATGTTAATATACAAGGTACATCTATAGTGGAAGATAGATGGAGAACTAAAACCTCTGATTTTAACTTTAAAGATTTTATAGATAATACTTGGTTAGGTTACGCATTGTATTATGGAGACTGGGGATTTGGTTTATATTCTGGCTGGGGTGAATTATATGGCTTAGAGCCACAATATGCCAACATGAATGGTTACTTTAGTTTAAATGATAGAGAAGGTAAGATGTCTTTTTCATCTGACTTAGTAAATCAAATAATTGTTTTAGAATATATATCTGATGGTTTAGCAGACAGTATGGATACTAAGATACCTAAGCTAGCAGAAGATGCTTTATATGCTGCTATATCACACTCTATAATAGCTTCAAGAATAAACCAACCAGAATATATAGTTGCTAGACTTAAAAAAGAAAGATACGCTAAACTAAGAAACGCTAAAATAAGACTTTCAAATATAAAACTTGAAGAAATTGTTCAGGTTATGAGAGGTAAATCTAAATGGATTAAACACTAAAATTAAATGGCTGAGGTTAAAAATGCTTTTATAAAGTCTAAAATGAATAAAGACCTAGACGCAAGGTTGTTGCCGTCTGGAGAATATAGAGACGCTCAGAACGTAGCCATTAGTAGATCAGAAGGGCCAAATGTAGGAGCACTTGAAACTATTTTAGGAAACGAAGTTGCAACACAATTGCAACGAGATATAGAGATAACCATGTCAACCATAATAGATAATGGTGATGGTACTCTTGTTATTGACGCGCCCGTGCAAAGTTCTCCTAATTACGAGTTATATAATATATTTCCTAATATGCTTATTACTGATGGAAATGTAATTGGTACTATAACAGGTGTTGTTCAAACTGTTTCTTTGGATGTTAGGTTTAACTCAGCGGCTGATGCTGCAATTTTTGAAGCTAGCAATAGCGCTACTATAAACTGGGCTAATGGCGATGAAAATGCTCCAATTGTAAAACCTTTAAAAATAATAGGTACAAACCAAGACTTAACAAACGAAATTGTTTACATATTCGCAACAGATTATGTTGATACTTCTAACAACGGTTTATTGTTTCCTTCTGTAAAAGAAAATGCTTTACAGCCTTTTAGTACAGAAAAAGTTGGTACAGGTTTTATATATAGATATGATTTAAAAACCCCTACAGTTAGACCAGATATTTTAGTATATGGTTCTTGGTTAAATTTTGCTCAAAACTTTCCAATATTAAATTCTAATTTATTAGAAAATTTATTATTTTGGACAGACAATAGAAATCAACCTAGAGTTATAAATGTAGATACTGCTTTTAGTAATAGTAATGCTACGGCAGGTACTAACAATTGGCAAAATCCTTATTATAGAAATGAAGATCATGTTAGTGTTGCTAAATTTGCACCGTATCAACCAATAGAATTATGGAAAAGATTTGATCAAGCTGATGCTGGCTATAATTTTTCAGGAGCATCTACGCAAACTACAATGAGAGATGTTGTAAGTTTATATGCTGTTAATGGAGGTACTAGTGAAGTCACAGCTGATTATGCTGCTGGTGTTGGTACTATAAATATAAACACTGCTAGTGTTAATGGTTTTTATGAAGGTTTATCAAATGATACACTGGTAGATATGACTGTTTGGTATTTTAAACAAGATCCAAACAACCCAGCGGTTCCACCAGTGTTAACAGACACAGGTTGCACGGTTCAACAATTTCAACCTAACACAGGTGATGTAATATTAAACGGCACATTAGCAGATCAGATGTATGCTGGTAATCAAGTTATCTTTAATATAAATCCTTTTTATATTGATAATTACCCAGGTGATCCTAATTTTTTAGAAGATAAATTTGTTAGATTTAGTTATAGGTTTAAATATGATGATGGTGAATACTCTATCTTTGCACCATTTACACAGATTGCTTTTATGTCAAAGCAAAATGGTTTTTTTATAGGAACTGAAGATGAAAACTTCAAAGATGAAGATGATGCGTATAGAAGTTCTGTAGTTGAATTTATGGAAAACCAAGTAACAAATATCTTGCTTAGGATACCGATGCCTAATACAATTACTAGTATAGCATCTTCACCCACGTACATGAGGTGTAATACACTGCAAACAAGTCTTAAGGTAAAAGAAATAGATATACTTTTTAGAGAGGCTGGCACGCTACCTGTTAAAGTTTTAGAAACAATTAAAATAGAGGAAATAGCTAGTGAAGGTGGTAATGATACTTATTATGAATATAACTACCAGTCTAGAAAACCTTTCAAAACATTACCTGAAAGTGAACTCATAAGGGTGTTTGATAAAATACCGGTTAGAGCAAAGTCTCAAGAGATAATAAGCAACAGAGTTGTTTATGGTAACTACGTAGACAAACTAACTCCACCTGCTGATATTAACTACAACGTTGGTATATCAGATAAGTTTCCTTTAACAACAGCTGGTTTAGTTGATGGTCAATACTCTTCTATAGTAGAATATCCTCAACACAGTGTTAAACACAATAGGAGTTATCAAGTTGGTATTATATTATCTGATAGATACGGTAGACAATCAAGTGTTATATTATCTTCTAACAAAAACGAAGTATTACAAAATAGTATTAATTTTGGTGGATCAACATTATACGCTGCATATAGAAGTAAGTTGAGTATTGAAAATGAATCATCTACGTTAGACTGGCCAGGTGATTCTCTTAAAATTGTTTTTAATGAAGAGATACTTAGTAGCTTTCTTCCTATAGGTGAAAATGGTCCGTCAGATCAATTTAACGGTGAACCAGGAATATTTAGTTATGATGAATCAATTTCAGCTGGTGTTGCTGGCTCTGCAGGTTTTGTACCGGGTGGTTGGCATTCTTACAAAGTTGTTGTAAAACAAAACGAACAAGAGTATTATAACGTTTATTTACCTGGTATTATAAATGGTTATCCAGCTAACTCTGATAGTTTTGGTATAGAAATAGGGGAAACAGCTTT